AAGAAGCGGCGCGTTGCCTCGCCAGATCGCGCCGACGCCGTGTGCCTGTCTTTGGCGACAGACCACACGGCGATGCATTTTGGTTCTAAGGTTGGCGGGTGGGGCGCGCCCCTTCGCAGGGGCATACGCGGGGTCGTTTAGGCTTTGTGCCAGTAGCCGTAGACCATCTTGCCGGAGCAATCCCAAGTGTCATGCGGCTGGCCGTCGATGACGGCGACGAAGTGGCGAGACTGCCGCGCGATGACAGCGCCCGCTGGCATGTCTGAGCAGCGCGCCTTGCGCCCGTCAAACTTTGGCGCTGAGTGCCAGACCCAGCCGTAGCGCGCCAGCACTTTGTCAAAGTCTGATTTCATAATGCCACGACGCATTGACTTGGCGCGTCCGGCGTCTTTGTTGGCTTGGGCCAGCTCTTTGTAGCAGGCGTCGTAGTCGAGGCCCAGCGCGATGGCCATTGCACGCACGCCGCAATCTCCGGCGCTGCCCTTGCGGCCTGACGCGGCGCGACCGCCGTCGTTGCGTGTGTATGGTGACGCGGTATCGACCCAATCGTCGTCATCGCTGAAGTCATCGTCTTCGTCGTAGCAGTGCAAAGCAAAGCCAGATGATGGCATTTCGTTTAAGTAGGTGATGAGTTCGTTGATAGTCATGTTGCCCTCCCGAGCGTTGCGGGGCCGCAGCCCCTGTTGATTTATACCTTAAGTTAACACAATGTTAACATAGGTACAACCCCCTAAATGCAGCTATTTGCATTTTCTTTGAAAAAAGTTTACCTTGGTCTTGCTCAGAGTGGTTTCGACGTCCACGTCTGCACCTCAAGCGGGTTTTCCTCCCTGTGCCCGCGCAACTTGAACCCCGCGAACGCCCTCCCAGCGCGCGGGGTTTCTTTTTGGCGTTTTAATGGTATTATGTAGCGAGCTATTATGGAGATTTTTATGCCAAATGTAGATGGGAAAACGTACCCGTACACAGCCGCAGGCAAAAAGGCTGCAGCCGCTGCGATGAAAAAGAAAAAGAAGTCGAAGCCGAAGAAGCCGAAGCAGTACGGCACAACGACGAAGCGGACGATGACCGCCCGCAAGAAGTAATGTGGACGGCGCTGCTTTTGCTTTGCAGCGTTGATGGCGGTTGTTTTTCGTTTGGCAGCCCCGTGATGCAGAGCGAGAGCCAGTGCATACAATCCATACCGAGCGGGCTCGAATACGCGCGGCAGATGTTTCCTGCATACCGCGCAATGGATTATCAGTGCGTCCAGTGGGGCGAAGGAGCGTAGATGGCGACGGCGAAGAAGACCAACCCGAAGCTATGGGAAAAGTCAAAGGCGCGAGCCAAGGCGAAGATGGGCGGGCACAGTGCGCGCGCCATGCAGCTCGCCACAAAGTATTACAAGGAAGCCGGCGGCGGTTATTCTGGCTCAAAGAGCAGCGGCAACAGCTTGTCCAAGTGGAGCAAGCAGGATTGGGGATATACGGGCGAAAAGAAGAAAAGCCGTTATCTGCCCAAATCAGCGCGCAAAAGCCTGTCCGCCGGCGAGAAGGCAGCCGGATCTCGCGCCAAGAATAAGGCGACCAGCTCCGGCAAGAAGCGCGCGTCCTACACGGCTGCAGAAAAACGCGCAGTGAAGAGGGCGTAATGGCGACCAAGCGCAAATCAGGCCCAAGCCTATCTGTTGGGCGCGGCGAGAAGCTTTCGGTGAAGCGTGGCGGCGGTTTGACCGCCAAGGGGCGCGCGAAGTACAACAAGGCCACCGGCAGCAAGTTAAAAGCGCCGGCGCCCAACCCCAAAACGAAATCAGAAAAAGCGCGTAAAAAGTCGTTCTGCGCCCGCTCACGCGGCTGGACGGGTGAACGCGGCAAGGCAGCACGCAGAAGGTGGAAGTGTTAAGATGAATACGATGGAGCTTAGAACGCAATACGCAGAGCTAACTGGCGACGATAAAAACGCTTTCGCCATGCGCCAAGACGGGCCGGAGGGGTTTCTTTACTCCGACGCTACGATTGCGCGCGCTCTTGACGAGTTTTCACGCCTTTACGGCGATCCATACACCGCTGACGCCAATCAGGCGGTGGCAGCGCAATTATTTGAGGGAGTGGGCCCGCGTGTCGGCGCATCCCTGTCGCAATCGGCTTCTATGATGCCCACGCCGCAAAAATCTGCCATGCGGTCGCGCGGTTTGTTTGACGATGCTATGGAGCTGGCGAGGCAGGAAGATTACGTCCAATCCGCCAAATTTGGCGCGCGCGCTCTTGGAGAAACATTGTTTGGAGATCAGCGCAGCCGAGTGGGCGGCATGACCGGCGTTATGTCTGGTTTGCTTGATTATTTTAGGAACAGAAAATGAGCATACTTGACGATATCATCAGAGCGGCAATGCGCGGCAGATACCCAGAAGTGATGCCGCCTGTTCTCAAGTTTGATAAGAAAAAAGGCAAAGAATATCTCGCTAAGGAGCTTGGCCCAGAAGCAAAGCAGGTAAAGAAAGCCCGCGATGCTGCGGTCAAACGGGTTAACGCCGGTGACTATGACCCATATTTTGATGTTTCCGAGAGATTTCCGGTCAATAGGCAAAACTATCCAATCGCTTCGCAGCCAAATCAAACGCTGCAGGTTTTGCCCGCTAAGCAGGAAACCATTGAAAAATATAGAGAAATTTACAACAACCCAGAAAGCAAAAAGCGGCTGCAGGAGGCGTATCTAAAAGGATTGGATATCCCCGAGACGCAAGGTTGGTATTTTATGGGCCAGCTCGAAAAAGAGTTTATCGATGAATATGGCCCAGAGCAGGGTCGTAAGATGTTTACGGCGATGTTCGCTGACCCGATGGCGGCATGGACTGGCGGCGCAGATCCAACGGCAAACCTACTTATGGCCACATATGACAATTTCAGAAAGGTGCAGGGCGCAAACCTGCCGGAAAAAGCTTTTGACTTTCCATATCCTATTGGCGGCAGGTTTTTAGGAACAAATGCCGCTCAAGCCAAAAAGGTTGAGGCTGCCGGAGAGATAAACCCCAGAACCAACCCAAAGCGGTTCAATTTTTCAACAAATTTTCAAGGCGCCGCTGACCGAGCCACCATGGACGAGCAGATGATGACAATGGGATACGGCATGAACGTCCCAACCCCCAATACATATGGCGCCGTTGAAGAAGTGGCTGTGGAGCTGGCCGATAAAAATCGCACCACCCCTATGGGGTTTCAAGAGGTTGCATGGCATGGCGGATCAGGAAAAATCGGAAAGCCGATGATCCAGTTTGTAAACGAAGCCATTGAGCGCACAAGCTCAGTGACGGGCATGAAGCCGCAAGACGTCGTGAAGGGCATGGTGCGCGGGTCAATCCCCATATTTGGGCTGGGAGCTGCGGGGATGGTACAGCAAAATCAGAACCAATCTGACATATTAAATTATTTTCAAGACAGGGGCATTCAATGATTACGTTGACGTATGAAATGAAAATGAACGATTTTGGAATGTCTTTATTTAAGGATAACCCGTCTTTTGACATAGAAATCATCAGTAAGGTCGAAGACGGATCATTCGAAGGCGGGTATCACGTTAAAGTTACAGAAGAGCGGGATGAAGATGCAGAATAGGTACTACACGCAGCCGGACGGTTCTGTTGTCATCCAAGACGCTGTGACAGGAAAGGTAACCGTTACCAACCCGCCAGCGCGTCTTTCCGCTGCGCCGGCTGAAGGGTTTATTGGCCGCGCACGTCAGGGGCTAACGTCTAGCCTGCAGAGAACGGGGCTTTCGCCTTACATGGCGCGCCGCACCAGCGAAGGGATCTTAGGCAGGCCATTTGCGCGGCCACAATCGGAGCTTCCATTTTTAGAAACGCTCGGCGTTGCCAACGCAACACCGATGGTTGCTGGAAGCTTGATGGCGGGAGAGGCTTTTACGCAGGCGGCGCAGGGAAATCGCGGCGCTGCGCTTGGCAATGCGGCACTAAGCATTTTGGACATTGTCGGAAGCGGTGCTGGCTTAAAGGCGGCATATAGGAACGCGCGTCAATCTCCGGAGCTTGTTGATATACCTCAGACGCCAGAAGGTAGAAAATATTTTCAAGGGATTTTGGCTGATGCTCAAGACAGTCAGGGGCCGCTTGGATCTCAGGTTAGCGTTTATGAGCCAGAAGCTTATAAAGGTATGAGCATGACGGCTTCCCCGAATGCTGACGCTGGTTATGCAATTTCACCAGAAGGCGAAATTGTCTCGCTGGTTAAGAGCAAAGACTCCAAGATGAAAGGTTTTGCCGGTAAAGCATTGAAGCGAGCTAAAGATGACGGCGGCGTGTTTTTGAATGCGTTTGACACTGAGCTTACCAATCTTTACGGCAAAGCTGGGTTTAAACCAGTATCTCGCGTTGGGTTTGATGAAGAAATGTTTAGATCCGAAATCGGAGACGAGGCCGTAGATGAATTTATGAAGGCTAATGCTAGATTTAACGAAGGCAGGCCGGATCTTGTATTTATGGTGCGCGATCCTGAGTTTACACCCAGAGCAATGAGCGGGCAGGGTGGCCAGAAAGCTGAATATGACGAGGCTTATGATATATTGCTGCGAGAAATGAAGAGGCTTGGGTACAATGACTAAAGTTAGAGATTTTAAGGCGCAGTGCATTGCGGCATTAAAGAAAAAGTCAGACCAGCGAAAGGTTGATGAAAATGAAAAATGAGATCAACGATCTGGTCAATCAGGTGGAGCAGCAGCTCAACCCCAACATAATGAGCGATGACGAGCTGCAGGGCATTGTCGGCAAGGAAATCGACGACGCGATCGACTACATCGACAACACCATATCGCCCGTAAGGGCGGAGGCCACCGAATATTATCGCGGGCAACCGTTTGGTGACGAAGAGGACGGGCGCAGCCAAGTGGTTAGCATGGACGTGCGCGATACCGTACAAGCCATCCTGCCGTCGCTGATGCGGATCTTTCACGGCACCGACCGCACCGTCGAATACGCGCCGCAGGGGCCCGAAGACGTGCAGGCGGCGGAGCAAGCGACCGACTATGCCAATTTTATCATCAACCGCGATAACAACGGCTTTTTAGCCATGCATTCAGCGTTTAAGGATGCGCTTATCCGCAAGGTTGGAGTTTTAAAGTGTTGGTGGGATGACCAGACCACGATTGACGCCTACAATTACACCGGCCTCGACGACAACGCGCTGGCGGCTCTTGCCGCAGATCCGGATGCGATGATCACCGTGCAGGCGTCCATGCCGTTTGGCGAGCCCATGATCGACCCAGTGACCGGAATGCAAATGCCGATGCCGATGGTGCATGACGTGCGTGTGGAATACACGCGCCCCGATGGCCGCGTTAAGCTGGAGGCTGTGCCGCCCGAGGAGTTGCTAATTTCGCGTGAGGCAAAATCTATCGAAGAAGCGGATTACGTCGCTCACAGGCGCATTGTGACCGTCTCCGAGCTGGTTGCGATGGGATATGATTACGACGACGTTTCCAGCATGTCATCTGCTTATGATGATATGAACACCAACGTCGAGCGGTACACGCGAAACCCTGCGCTAACGAACGAGATGAACGAGCGCAACGACCCAGCGATGAAAAAGGTTCTTTACGTCGAAAACTATATCCGCGTTGATTACGACGGCGACGGCATTGCGGAGCTGCGCAAAATCTGCACGGCGGGCGACGGCAACAAGATACTGAACAACGAGCCAATTGACATGGCGCCCTTCGCCACGTTCTGCCCAGACCCAGAGCCACACGATTTCTTCGGTATTAGCGTGGCGGACACCGTCATGGACATCCAGCGGATCAAGTCTGTCATCATGCGTAACACGCTGGATAGCTTGGCCATGTCCATACACCCCCGCGTGGCTGTCACAGAGGGCATGGTTAATTTAGACGATGTTATGAATACAGAGGTCGGCAGCATCATCCGCCAGCGCCAAGCCGGTCAGGTGCAGCCGCTTTCGATGCCATTTGTTGGCCGCGAGGCGTTCCCCGTTCTGCAATACATGGATCAGGTCAAAGAGGCCCGCACAGGCATCTCAAAGGCGTCTCAGGGGCTAGACGCCAACGTTCTGCAGTCTACCACCGCCAGCGCCGTTGCAGCGACTGTGAGCGCCGCACAGCAACACATTGAGCTGATCGCGCGCATATTTGCTGAGACAGGCATGAAGCGTTTGTATCAGATCGTGCTGCACTTGATCACCACGCATCAGGATGCGCCGCGCATGGTTCGCTTGCTCAATAAATTTGTGCCGATAGACCCAAGGGCGTGGGATAGTAAGATGGATGTGTCGATCACTGTTGCTTTGGGCCGTGGCACAGACACAGAGCGCATGATGATGCTTCGCCAAATTGGCGAAATGCAGAAGGATGCTATGAAGACAATGGGCCCGCAAAATCCGCTAACCGACATCACTAAGCTCAGCAACACGCTGAAATCAATGACAGAGTTGGCCGGTTTCAAGGACACATCTCAATTCTGGAGCAACCCTGCAGAGTTTAGACCACCGCCAAAGCAGGAAAAGCCAGACGTCAA